CGCCGCCTTGTGCTGCTCGTTCCGACAGCGCGCGATAGCCGCTTCCAGCGCGAGCGGCACAATCTGTCGAATGGTCTGCTCGGCGAGCCGTCGCGAGAACTCGGCCTGGTCGAGCTGGTCGCTCCCGATCTGCGCGATCCCGAGCCGCCGCATGCCCTCGGCCCGCGCCTGCGGTGAGGACCATCGGCTATCGTTCAGCCGAATCTTGAAGCTGCGCATCGCGCTCCCCACGCAGCCGGGGTCGTCCCCGTGGGGCAGCCCGAGCGCCGCGCACCAGGCGGCCTCGATACACATCTTCCCCGGCTCCTGCGTCCCGAGCCCGTGCGACAGGCCGTGATCCAGCAGCCCCAGGAACTTCCGATAGTGTTCCTCTTGAACTTCCATTCCCACTCCCCCCCGTCGTGTCATACAGCCAACTCGGTCAGATGCTCGCGTACAGCCCTTGACCATCGGCGGCTCGGCGAAGGAACCGCAGTAGCCGCTCACGCTTCTCGCTGAAGTAGGCGTGCCACTCCTCTGGCGACGTCTTGTCCAGCGAGCAGCCCTTCTCGTGGAGCGCGGCGGCAGAGAGCGGCGCGGGCACCGGGCGCGCTTCGATGAGCGCGATCAGTTTGCGGCATCCTTCCGGGCTCAGGTTCGTCTGTGACTCCTCGGTGTCCTCCGGTTCCGCGTCGAGGATGCGACCGACGTCCTTCCACCACGACAGTCCCATCCACGACATGACCGCCGTGCCGTTGTAGCTGTCGCGGAAGTAGAACTCGGGATCGTTCATGCGCTCGTACCACTCGTGGACGGCCTTCTGTGCCGCGTCGTATTCCGGGGTGTCCCGCACCAGGCGGTCGCGGACATCGCACGCCTTGTCGAACTCTCCGCGGAATGCTTCCTGCGCTCGGGTGTGCGCCGGTTCGATGTAGAGATCAGCACCCATTTCCCCCTCCTGTCGCCTATGCCCTCATGACGAGACGCGTTCACCGCGCTCGCCCGGCCCCGCGACGAGCGGCACCATGCCGCCCTCAGGATGTAACCGCCGCAACTCCAGGAGCCCCGCGCACTCCGGATGATGCAGCAAGAACAGCCGCGCGTAGAGGGCCCGGAAGTTGTTGTTCAACTTGAATCCTTCGACATCCCGCGCTTCCACGCGTACCTCCCAGCGCACGCGTTCCCACACCATGCCGATGCCATAGTGCGCGTCGTGGCCGCGCTGGTGCCACACGCGCAGCGCGAAGTGCTCGACCAAGCGGTAGACGTTCGGATGCAGCCGATGGAACGCCTCGAACGCCCGGAGCTTCTTCGTGTCGCCGACTTCCTCCACGACATCGGCTCGGAGGCGCCGGAGCGCCTCCTCCACCGTGTGCGCGTGAAAGAGGGGGTACGTCATCGCACCGCGCCGCCTGGTCCCGCCACGCATGCCGCGCGCGTCCGTGGCCGCACGGGCGAGCCCGGCCGCGTGTAGTGCGCGAGCGTGTCGAGTGCCTTCACCCGGAACTTGAGCAGCGTGAGGATGCCCACGTTTGGACACGCCTGCGGCGTGAACAGCGCCTCGGCCTCGCGGATGACGCCCAGCGCATCCGTGAGCGCCGCACTCAGCCGCTCGATCCGCGCAGCCTGGTACGCCTCCCGGTCGATCCCTTCGTCGGCCAGCCGGTGCGTGTGCGTCCGCAGCCGGTGCGCCGTCTCGCGTGCTTCGTGAATACCCTGCTCCATCACCACCTCCTCCGCGTCTGCTAGTATGTTAGAACGGGATATCGTCGTCGCTCGGCGGGGGTGCCTCGCCGTTCGCGGCGGCCTGGCTCCCGTCGCCCTTCGGCGCGCGCAGGAAGAGCACGCGCTCGGCGACGATCTCCGTTGCGTACCGCTTCTCGCCGTCCTTGTCGTAACTCCGGGTCTGGATGCGGCCCTCGATGTGCACGAGCCAGCCCTTGTCGAGCACCTTGCCGCACGCCTCGCCGAGCTTCTTCCAGGCGACGATGCGGTGCCACTCCGTGCGCTCCTGCTTCTGGCCCTGCTGGTCGGTCCACGTCTGTGACGTGGCGACCGAGAAGTGGCAGACGGCGGTGCCGGTGTTCAGGAAACGCACCTCGGGGGCTTTCCCGAGGTAGCCGATCAACTCGACGCGGTTCAGCACGGCGGGTGCTCCTCTTCGGTCACGGGTGCGGACGCCTCGGTCCACTGCGCATCCCCGACGGCGCGGCAGAAGGGGGCAACCGCGCAGTAGGACTCACACCGGACCGAGGCGCCGGGACGCTTCACGACCGACAGCCTGGGATCAGCCGCGGCGAGCTCGGTGGCCTCGCGCTCGGTGTCGCACAGCTGGACGGCCGACTTCCGCCCGGCCTTCATCACGGCGTAGACGTCGGGGCGCTGCCAGCGGTCCTCGGCTGTGCAGAGCGGCAGCGTGACGCGCGCCGCCTGGTGCAGCCGCACGCGCTCGACGAGGTACGCCTGCGCGCGGTCGGGCTCCCACAGCGGAATCGGGATGACCGCCACCTGCTGCTGTGGGTAGGACGGCCCGTAGCGAAGTGCCTCGGCGCGCCGCCAGTCACGGATCAACACCACGACCTCGGCGGCGTCGACCGTGAACCCGTGGTGCCGCAACAGCAGCGCGTAGAGGTTCAACTGCGCGCGCCAGTCGTCCTTGCCGCCGTCGCGCACCGCCCAGGCCGAACTGATCTTGTAGTCCTGGAGTGTGCCGTTCGGCAGGAACGCGAAGCGGTCCATGGCGCCGCTCACGGTCCAGCCCTCGACATCCAGGTACAACCGATGCTCGGCGAGGGCTTCCAGCTCGGCGCGGTGCAGAATCTCGTGCACCGCGGATCCGAGCAGCCGCCAGATGCAGTCGGCCGCGTCCTCGCTCACCTCGTCCGCGTGTTGCGCGAGCAATGCCCGCTGGCGCGGCGGCGCGATCAGGTCAGTGACGCTGATGTCCGACGGGCCCCGGCTGTAGCTGTCGTTGGAGACGGCGCGCACGATCGGCTCCGGCAGGCCGAGATGGTTCGTGATCTTCACGCCGCGTCGCCCTTGGTCGCCTCGATCGCCGCCAGCTTCAAGCGGAGCGCATCAAGGAACGCGAGGCCCTCGGGCTCCGTCAGGTCGACGCTGCTGTCCTTTTGTGTCGTCTCGACGAGCAGCACCTTCGCCGCGCCCTTCTCGGTCGCCTTGTCGTAGGCGGTGCTCACGTTCCAGACGGCGAGCAGCGTGTCCTTCGTGATCCCGGCGGTGGTCACCGTGCGGTTGTTGACCACGAACGTCAGCGTGGGTTTCGCGGCCTCGCCCATGGAGAGCCACCGCTTCAGGTCGATGGCGAGCTCGCGGCCCGGCTTCGGCAGTCGCGCGTTGTGCAACTCGGAAAAGCGCGTCTTGCCGATCGTAAGCGTGTTGTCCTGGTCCATCTCGCCCACGATGTCGAACTCGTACTGCGTCTCCGTGCGCTGGATGGGGGCGAGGCCGAGCTTCTCGATCTTCGTCTTGCCGTTCTCGCGGCTGACCTCGTAGGCGGTCTTCGTGCGCATGGTGACGATGACGTGGAGTGGGGCGCCGAGGACGGTGCGCCAGAGCTTCTGCTCGTGGGGCTTGGCCTTCTTCCAGCCCGTGTCGAACTTCCGCCCCTCTTGGCCCCCGGCGAGCGAGTCGACGAGTTCCAGCATGCCCTTCTCCCCGACCCAGGCGTGCGAGAAGCTGTCGATGCCGAGCGCCCCGTAGCCCGCTGCCACTGCGGCCTCGATCGCCGCCGTGTACGTGTCGGGGTGGTGTTCGGTGAGGCTCAGCACGTCGAAGTCGAATTGCGTGGCGTAGATCGACGAGGACTCGTGCTCCGTGTCGATCACGGCGACGCGCTGGCCCTCGTCGACGAGGCTGGTCAGCAGCGAGAGCATGGTGAACGTCTTACCGGTGCCGCTTGGGCCCTCCAGCGACATGCGCAACTTCCGTTGCGTGCGGACGGCCTTCTTGAACTGCATCGTCATCGCGGGTGCTCCTCCCGGGGCTCGATCACGCCTTGCCCCTTGCACTTGGGGCATCCGGCTTCGCTGGCATCCGCCCCGAGCACCACGCCCGTCCCCTCGCAGAAGCCGCACACCTCCGGTTCCGGTTCGTTCCAGTCCACGGGGGCTCCTCCGGCCTCGGTGAGGCCCATCACGCGGCCTTCGTCCAGACGGCGCGGCCATCGCGCGTCACCAGTTGCTCGCCGCACACCATGTGGCCGTGGACGATCGCGAGGCGTTCGCGGGAGTCCAGCCGGTCCCGGTCGGGCAGCCGCTCGGCCAGCTGCGTCAGCTGCGCGACGAGGCGCAGCGCGTCCTGATAGCGTGCCTCCAGCTGGTGGCGGCGCGCGTGGGCCTCGTCCAGCCGCTCGGCCAGCTGCACCGCACGCGCGGCGGCCAGCACGTGGAAGTCTTCGAGGCAGCTGACCGAGCAGAAGCGCCCGTCGCAGCAGGAGCAGGGGATCATCGGCCGCGCGCCGTCGGGGCCGGCCTCGCAGTGCGCGCACGTCATCGCGACACCGCCACGGGGCGCGGGCGCACCGTCTCCGGGTCGGTCACATCGAGCAGACCGCCGATCCCGGCCAAGATGAGGAAGCCGGTGACCCAGGCAGCCACCCGCAGCCGCTCGCGCCACGGGCTCGGCTGCGGCATCTGGGCGACCGGCAGAAATACCACCGAGCGCGGACGGCGAGACGGCATCATACGTGGTGGAGTCAGGTGCGCTGATGGCGCACGTCGACAGCGATCAACCCAGCGACAGCGGTCGGCCTGAAGGCGAGCGAGACTATACGCGGCGGGTTTCTTGGACTGCTCGATCATGGGCTCACCACAACAGGCAGCGCGGCACAACGGCGCCAAGCTCGTAGCACATTGGGCAATAGTCGTGCTCGCCAATGACGATCCAGTCGCTGAATTCTGCGTTTTCCTTTGCGCTGGCGGCATCGCTGTAGCACGCATACTCACCATAATCTTCGTGCGCGCTCACGCCGCAGCGATCGCACACGCATTCGTACATCGTCACCGTGCGAATCATCGCCACACCACCGGCCTTTCGATGGTTTCGGTGATCGCGAACGCAGTGCGGTGAAGATGGAGAATTTCACGGGCGAATCGGTATCCTGAACAAAATTGCCAGATATCCCCGTTCATATGCTCTACCTGACCGCGCGTGCCGCTTGGCAAGCATTCATCGGTCGCCGTGATTTCCGCTGCGAACACGCGTCGTCGCGCTCGCCATCCGAGACGCTGCAGTGTGTCGCATCGTGTGACCCAGGCAGCCACCCGCAGCCGCTCGCGCCACGGGCTCGGCTGCGGCATCTGGGCGACCGGCAGAAATACCACCGAGCGCGGACGGCGAGACGGCATCATGGGCGACACCTCCGACAGGGACGAAACAGCGCGTCGACGCAGGCCGACGCGGTGTGGTCGTAGATGGTGGTGCAGCTGCCGCAGATGTGGGTATGCGGCTCGGCCAGGTCGCACTCCACGAACGACCCGGGTGGCAGGTGCGAGATTGACAGGCCGCTAGAGGCGTGCGCAGAGACGGCGCCATGCGGCGCTTCATCCTCGCGAGCCTCGGCGGCCTGGTGGTAATACTCGTGCTCGGGGCGCTCCGCGATCCCCACGCGCCCGAGGAGCGCACGCACGCCGGGATCGGCCGCCTGCACGGGGACGCGGGCCAGGCGATCCTCTGGCGCTCCTGGGACGCCATGGACGGGTGCCTCGGCGAGCAGCAAGCGACCGGCCGTGTTGGGGTCATCTGCGCCCGCGGCGTGCTCGTGGCCGTGCCCGACGGCACCCAGGCGCAGCGCGTCTGGGAGGGCACGGAGCTGCCGTGGGGCATCATCCGCGTGCGGGTGCTCGACGGCCGCGCGGCGGGCACCGTGGGCGTGATCGAGCGCGGGCGTTTCCAGGACTGACGTCATCGGGCAGCCTCCGCCAGCGCGTCCAGCTGTCTAGCAAACACGCGCAGCGGAACTGCGCGGCCGCTTTCCCAGCGGTAGACTGTCGTGGCGCGCACGTTCAGGCGGACCGCGACATCCTCGCGCGTGAGGCCGAGGCGCAGGCGCAGCGCCTTGATTGCCTCGGGGGTCCACCGCGTCTCGGTCATCGTGACTGTGTATATACCGAAGCACGGACGGGCGAGTCAACCGGAGACGAAAAAAAAATTTCACGGGAGGGCGTACGTCAGTATTGACTGTGCCTCCGGCGTGGCGGATATACTCGGTGCCATGGCACACGCGAACCCAGTGCAAGAGGCGATCGACCTGCTCGGCGGTCGCCTAGAGGACGTGGCGGTCATCTGCCGGTGCACGGCCCAGGCGGTGAAGAAGTGGCTGGTGCAGGGCCGGATTCCGGGCTCGGAGGACGCCGCGCTCATCGCCAAGGCGACGGGAATCCCGTTCTGGCGCCTCGCCGGCTTTGCCGACGAAGACCTCGTCGGGCCGGAGCCGAGCCGGGCCTCCCGCCTCCCTCACATGGCCGTCGTGGGGCGGGGGCGAGGCGACGGGGGCACGGCGGCGGACGCATCACCCGTCGCTAGCGTCCGCCGCCGGGCGCGTTTTTCGGCCTTTTCGCGGGATTTCGGCATACGGGTGGGAGCCGTAGCCGAGGCTGGATAAAAAAGCAACTACGTAATCAATCTATATCGCATATGCTGGGGCGGGTGGGGGCTGTGGGGATGTACCCGGGCGGATGGACCGTCCGGGGTCCGATCATGGGGCGTCGGATGGTGGGGCCGGCAGAGATGGGGATGACGGGGGGCGTGGACACGCGCGGCTGGGCGGCGGCTGCGCGTGTGGCGCGTGGGCATGGTCAGCGACGCTGAGGCGGACGCGCTGCTCGGCCGGTTCGTCGCCGAGGCCATGGCCCGCAACACGATCGTGCCCGCGCAGGCCCCGTCGGCACAGGACGGGGTGAGCCTCGACCCGGAGCGGCGCCTTCGGGCGGCGGTGCTCGGCGACGCGCTGTGCTGCCTCGCGCACGAGGGGCGCAGCGCCGGGCGCCATCGGCGCGAGGCTGGTGCCGACCGGGCGCGGGCGTGGATCGCGTCCGACGACCGGACGTGGCCGTACGCATTCCGGAACATCTGCGACGCGCTCGGCCTTGAGCCCGACTATGTGCGCACGCATCTCCCGGCCCCCGGCACCAGGATTCCCCGCGGGGCGCGGATCGCGCACGGGGCTCGGGCGGTCATCCAGGTCGTCCCAAAGCGGGGGCGCGCCGCATGAAGCGCGGGACGCCGGAGCACCCGAAGACGATCGAGCTGGCTGAGGTGCTGGGCATCCCGCGTTACGCCGCGGTCGGGCTCCTGGAGTTGCTCTGGCATGCGACCGCCAAGCACTACCCGGACGGCGACATCGGCCGCTGGGCGAACCGCCACATCGCGAAGGCGGTCTACTGGGACGGCGATGCCGATGCGTTCGTCGCGGCCCTGATCGCGTGCGGCTGGCTCGATGCGGTCGACGACCCGCGCCGCTTGGTCGTGCACGACTGGCAGGAGCATGCCGACGATGCGGTCAAGCGTCGGTGGCGACGTCGGGGCGAGTCCGTCGATGGCGGGACAGCGCCGTGGAGTGCCGGGCAACCGCCGGACATGTCCGGACACGTCCCGACTTCACCGGACGTGACTGGACAAAATCGGGTGCCAGAGCCAGAGCCAGAGCCAGAGCCAGAAGAAAAAGAGAGAGAGGCGCCTGTCGGCGCCGCGCGCGCGACCGGATCGCCTTCGGCGACGGACGCGGACGCAACTGCGGTTGCGCGAGCGCCGGACGAGGCCACCGGCCTGGCAAGCGGACGCTTCCCGCGCCGGGGGCCGATCCCGCCCGAGTGGGAAGCGATGGATGTGCCGCCGGTGGACTTCCGGCGCGTGGCCGAGCACTACGGCTGCACGCACCCCGCCGACCTCTGGCGCCGCTGGGTGCTCTGGTACGCGGGCCGGCGGCAGGACCGGGCGACGTGGACCGACCGCTGGGACACGGTCTGGAAGCGGTGGTGCCTCGACCACCCGTCGAAGCCGTGCGCGCCGTGCGCGGCGGCGGATCGCCGCCCGAAGGACGCGCCGGCACTCCCGTCGCTGGCGGCGCTGGTGCGTGAACAGGACGCGGAACGCGCGGCCGAGGAGGAGGCGCATGCGCGCGCGCACACTGCCTAGCGCCGACCGGGCTCTCCTCGGCGCCGCGCTCAAGGACAACGGCTGGTTCGACCGGGTCGAGCCGGACCTGTTCGCGGACCCGCAGGTGCGCACCGCCTGGGCGCACCTGCGCGCGTACGTAGGCACGGGCAAGGCGGTCGACGTGGTGACGGCGCGCATGGTGCTCGACGGCGTCGTGCAGGAAGCGGGCGACCTGCTCGCCGACGCCATCGAGTTCGACGCGGTCTCGTCGCCGCAGGGGTGCTTCGAGGCGGTGCAGCACGCGGCGCGCCGGCGCGAGCTGGGCAGCGCGGGCCGCACGCTGACCGAGGTGAGCGAGCATCCCGGGGAGGACGACTACGCCGTCGTCGCCCAGGTGCAGGACGCGCTGGAAGCCGTGACCGATCCGAACGAGCACCGGACGATGCGGGGCCCCGGGGCGGCGTCGGCGTTTCTCCGTGAGCGGCTCGCGCGTGGTGAGGGGCAGATGGCGGGCCTGTCGACGGGCTTTGCCGTACTCGACCGCGTGACGGGTGGCTTGGAGCCCGGGGCACTCGTGCTGCTCGCGGCGCGGCCGTCCGTCGGCAAGAGCGCGCTGGCGCACCAGCTGGCAATCGACTTGGCGCGCCGCAGCGTCGGCGTCGGGCTCATGACGCCCGAGATGAGCTATCGCCAGGTCTACACGCGCATCCTCGCGGCCGAGGCCGGCGTCGACATGCTGCGGCTCCAGTCGGGTGGCCTGACGGTGCTCGATCGCGCGAAGCTCGACGTGGCGGCGAAGCGCATGCCGCCGTCGCTCTGGTTCCACGACCAGGCGGGGATCACGGTCGGCGAGGTCGCGACCGTCGCGCGGCGCGAGCACGGGAAGGAGCCGCTCGGGCTCCTCATCGTCGACCACCTCGGCCATCTCGGCGACCCGCTGCAGCGGAACGAGACGCGGGTGACGCAGCTCGGCCGGATGACGAAGGGCATCAAGGCGATCGGCCGCCGCCTGAATTGCTGCGTGCTGCTCGTCGCGCAGCTGAATCGCGGCAGCGAGGACGCGACCGAGATGGCGCGACCCGGGCTCACATCGCTGCGGGAATCCGGGCAGCTCGAAGAGGACGCCGACCAAGTCTGGCTGCTGCACCGCGTGACGCGCATCGCGACCGAGGCGACGCTGATCGTGGCGAAGAACCGCCAAGGGCCGATCGGCGACGTCGCGCTCACCTGGGACGGCAAGCACTGCCGGTTCCGCGAAGCCGGAGGGCACGCATGACGAATCGCGAGGCGGGGCTGTTCTTGCAGGGCATCTATGCGGGGCTGACGGAGGACGAGCAGCTGGCCTTCGAGGTGGAACGCCAGGGCGGCGACCCGACGGCGATGGTGCTGGCCGCGCTCATGGCCGAGGCGGGGAAACAAGCGGCGTGAGCCCGACCGTCACGATGTGGCCGAAGGGCGCGCGGCTGGCGAGCGAGGTGCGCCGGCGCGGCCGGAACAAGTACGGCGCGAAGCGCGCCGCGCTGTTTCCCGGCGGCCGGATCTACGCGAGCACGCTCGAGCGCGACCGCGCCGCGTACCTGCGCGCGCTCGAGCTCGGCGGCGAGATCGCGGGGCTCCGCGAGCAGGTGACGATCCGCCTCGCGGAGGCGGTGAACTACCGGGCGGACTTCGTCTACGTCGAGCGTGGTCGCGACGTCGCCGAAGATACCAAAGGCGCAACGTCCGAGCGGTTCGCGGTGATCTGCCAGCTGTGGGCGCGCTGGGGGCCGTGCGCGCTGCGCATCGTGCAGGGCTCGAAGCCGCGGGGACGTCGGCGCGAGCGCGCGTGGACGGTGCGGGAGATTTTGCCGAAGGGAGCCGCTGCGTGATCACCCACCTCGCCAGCAGCATGGACCAGCACGGCCGCGTGACGATGGCGTGCGTGAAGGAACCGCTGCGCCGGCTGCCGGACGGGCACGTGTGGGTGCTGCGGCCGGAGGCCGTCACGTGCACGGCGTGCCGCTACAAGCGCCGCGCGGGAGCCCTCGCATGACGATGCCGGAGACGCCAACCCTGGACGAGCTCCAGCAGCGATTCGCGGACGCCGTCAGCAGCGAGCGCGAGAGCTTCTGGCGCGGTGCCGAGATCGCGCAGTACGCCGCCAGCTCGCAGCCGACCGCGAAGGCGCGCGCGAAGGTGATCAACGCGCTGGCGTCGACGGGGCATTGCACGTCGTCGCGCGTGCGCGAACTGATCCGGCTCGTCGACAGCTTCGGCAGCGAGGCGCGCTACCCGGACGTTGCTCTCGTACTTTTTCGGGCGTGCATCACGGCGGCGAAGCGGCTCGGGACGACGGCGGTCGAGGTGCTGGACGACGCGCTGGCGAAGGGCTGGCACGCCGCCGACGTCAGCAAGCTCGGGCGGCCGGCGAAGCTGGTCGGGCTCCTGGAGGCGACGTGCCGCCGCTGCACGGCCGAGGTGCGGGTGCGCGTGACGAACGCGACCCGCGCGAGTGCGCTGGCAGGCCACGGCGTCGTGTGCCCCCTCTGCGCGGAGCCCGCCGCGGACGGCGCGACGACCCTCGGCACGCTCGGGCTCGACGACGGCACGGAGGACGCCGCGGCATGACGCGCCCGGAACGGCTCGCGGCGGCGTGCGACCGCCTGAAGGCCCTGCTGCTGGAGAAGGACGCCGCGTACGGGGGCTCGGCGCTCGACCCGCTCCGGTTCTTCTCGCGGGCCGATGCGGTCGAGCAGCTGCGCGTGCGGATCGACGACAAGCTCTCGCGGCTCGCGCGCGGGGACCGGAGCCGCAGCACGGAGGACGAGCGCGTCGATCTGATCGGCTACCTGATCCTGCTGGGGTTGGCCGAAGAGGACGCGAGGACGCCGGCATGAACGCACAGCGGACCGAGGGGGGAGCGGCGATGAGAGTGAACAGCAGCGCGGCCATCACGGCGATGGGCGGCACGACGCCGCCCGTGCGGCTCTCGCACGCGACGGCGGCGCCGAAGCATCCAGGCACGCACACGGAGGAGCAGGACAGCTTCGATGACTTGCTGCCCTGCCAGCTGCGCGACCGGGACATGGCGAGTGCGTGGACGCCGGTGCAGCGCCTCATGGCGGCCGTCCTGGAGGATGGCGTCGCCTGCGCCCGCCAGCGGGCGGTGTCGGAGGGCTTCCGGGCCCCGCGGCTCGCGGCCATCCTGCTGAACTGCCGCACGGCCGAGGCGCGCGACTGGGTGGCGTCGGACGCGCGGCACTGGCCGTTCGCGTTCCGCAACGTGTGCGATGCCCTCGGCGTCGACCCCGAGGCGGTGCGCGCCAAACTGCGGAGGGCCGCATGACGCAACCACGGTTGCGCGTGCTGGCGGTCGGCGTGCGTCGCCACGGCCGGTGGCGGGTGCGCCTGCCTCTCTGGTCGTACCTGCGCCGCCTCGTGGGGGCGAACTGAGCATGTACGCGCCGCTGCTCGCCGTCAGCGACCCGCCCCAGCCGCCCCGCGACGGCGTGCTCGACCGTGTCTACCGGGCGACGGCCGACGACGTGCGCCCGTGCGACGGCTGCGGCGACGTGTGCGAGCCGTTCCCGATCCGCACGAGCCGCTACTGTCCGCCGTGCGCGGTGCGCCTCCTGGAGACGCCGCTGGACGATTTGCTGCACCTCACGGTCGAGACGCTCGCAGAACTGCGCCGGGCGCTGCACCACATCGCGCCTAACGTGCTCGCGGCCATCGACCGCACCAGCCGGGCAAAGCTCGATCGCCTGGGGGCTGCATGAGCCTCTGGAGACGTCGACGGTGCGCCCACGCGGACCACCCCGAACCGCCGCGGGTCCCGTGGCCGCCGAGCACGGAGGCACAGGATCGGGGCGCGCTGCTCATCCTCCGCGCGCTGAACCGTCTGAACAACAAACTCGACGCCGTAAACGCCGGCGTCCAACAGCTGCTACGGCAGCAAGGAGTGCAAACGGTGACGCTCGACGATCTGCAAGCGAAGGTGACGGCCGCGACGACGGTGGAGACGTCGGCGGTGACGCTGATCCAGGGGATGGCCGACCAGCTGAAGACGCTGTCGGCCGAGTTGGCGGCGGCCGGCCAGGACACGGCGAAGATCGACGCGATGGCGGCGCAGCTGGACGCCGCGAGCGCGCCGCTCGCTGCTGCGGTGGCCGCCAATACCACGCCGCCCCCGGCGCCCGCCGCGTGAAGGCCGCCGCTGCCATCCTGGCGGCGGTCCTCGCGGGCTGCGCCACCACGACCCATGCGCCGGACGTCCGCATGGTGACGTACGGCGTCACGGTGGCGCTCACGGGTGCCGTCTCGGCCGCTCCCACCGCGGTCGGGACGGTGCCCGTCCCCGAGGGCAGCTTCGAGTTCCCAGCCATCGCCGTGGCCGTCGCCACGCCGGTCGCGCAGAAGGCGCTGGAGGGCCACGCGTGCACGTTCGGCGGTCCGCCCGTGGGCGCGCGCCAGAACGGCGTGGTGACCGTGGCGCTGACGGGCACCTGCACGATCGACAAGACCCCCGCCACCGAGACGATCACGGTGGTGTTCACCCCGGCGAAGGCCGGCTGAGGAGGAGGACGGATGCTCTACCCACGGACCCTGTTGCTGGCGCTGCTCGTCGCCGTGTTCGGCTGCACCACGAAGCCCGGCGCCCCCACGATCCCGCTGACGCCGTACCACGTGACCATGACCCTCGGCGGCACGCTGCCGCTGACCGAAGACCTCGGCGTGGTGAAGCTGCCCGAAGGTGCCGTCGGGCTCGTGAACCTCGGCGTGCAACTCGGCGAGCCGATCCTGCTGGCAAAGGTGCAGGCGAAGGCGTGCACGTTCGCAGCGCCGACGAACCCGACGCCGACCGCCGGCGCCCTCGTCGCCAGCGTGACGGCCACGTGCACCGTGCAGGGGATGCCGGTGCAGGAGACGCTCACGTTCACGTTCACGCCGGTGCCTGCGGCATGAACGACCCCTCTCGCGAGGCGTGGGCGTTCTTCGGGTGTGTGGGGCTGGCGCTGGGGCTCGCCTGCGCAGGCGTCTCGCACCTGGCCGCGTTCCTCATCGCCGTGGCGACGTGGTGTCTCCTGCCCGCGACGGGCGCATGGTGACCGCCGCGTGAACGTCCTCGCGCTCATGGCCGCGTTCGCCGCCCTGCAAGGCGTGTCGCCGCTTCGGGTCAGCGGGATCGACCCTGGGAGCCCGACGTGCGCGTGGCGCGGCCGCGCGTTCGTGTGCGTCGACGCGGCGGGGGACGCGGCTGGCGTCCTCGGGCGGTGCCCAGCGGCAGGGACGTTCGACGGGCGCTGCCTGCGCCTCGTCGCGTGCGGGCAGCAGAAGGAGGGCTGCGCGTGAGACGGTCGGTAACGCAAGAGGCCCGTAACCCGATCCGCGACCGCATCGTGGAGCTACGTCGCGTGCCGGCCGCAAGCCTGCTGCCGAACCCGCGCAACTGGCGCCGGCATCCCGAGCGCCAACGGGCGGCCATGGCCGGCGTGCTCTCGGAGATCGGCTATGCGGGCGCACTCCTCGCGCGCGAGACGCCGGACGGGCTCATGCTGATCGACGGGCACCTGCGCGCCGAGACGACGCCGGGTCAGCACGTGCCGGTGCTCGTGCTCGACGTGAGCGAGGCCGAGGCCGACAAGCTGCTCGCGACCGTGGACCCGCTGGCGGCGCTGGCCGAGACCGACGGCGCGGCGCTGCGGCAACTGCTGGAGTCCGTGCAGAGCGACGACGCGGGCGTGCGCGCGATGCTGGACGGGCTGCGCGAGCAAGCGGCGAAGGCGGAAGGCGCGCGGGGCGGCAACACGGACCCCGATGCGGTGCCCGAGACGCCCGCGGTGGCGGTGTCGCGGACGGGCGACCTCTGGCTGCTGGGTGAGCATCGGCTGCTGTGCGGGGATTCGACCAGCGGTGAGGATGTCGCTCGGCTGATGGGTGGGGAGCGTGCCGATTGCGTGTTCACATCGCCCCCCTACGCGGTCGGGATCGACTACGGCACGTACGAAGACACGATCGACAACTTGCGCCGTATGCTTCCCGTACTGGCGTCTCGCTGGTGTTCCGTGGTGCGAGACGGGGGCTTCGCCGTCGTCAACTTTGGCGACATCGCGGCCGGGCGCGATGTCGCCAAAGTTGCGGAGCCCTGCGAGTACCCGATGGCACTCGAATACTGGCCCGTCTTCCGCGAGGCAGGATGGACGCTGTGGAGTCGGCGCGCCTGGTGTAAGCCGAACGCGCGGGTGCATTCGCCCTGGTGCATTCAGAGCAACCGCGCCGCAACAGACTGGGAGCACCTGTGGACGTGGAAGCGTCCCGGAGATGCGATCCTCTCTCGGGTCGATGGCGAGTGGCGGTCGTCGCAAGGCTGGTATGACTCCTCTACGATGGAGGGTGTCGCGGTCGGCAAGGAACGCCACGGCGCGGGCATGGCAACGGGGATCGCATGTTGGATGCTCAACGTGCATTCCCGGCCGACGATGGTAGTGCACGAACCGTTCTCCGGGACGGGCACCACCATCATCGCGTGCGAGCAGCTGAACCGCCGCTGCTATGCGATGGAGATCGAACCCCGCTACGTCGACGTCGCCGTTCGACGCTGGCAGGACTTCACGGGCCGCGAGGCAACGCTGGAAGCAAGCGGCCAGACGTTCGCCGAGGTCGCTGCGGAGCGCCTCGGGTGAGTCACCTTGGCAACGTGCCTGCGGGCGTGCGTGAGGCGGCGGCCGAGCGCCGGGTCCAGGCGTTCGAGCTGCGCAAAGGCGGTGCCAGCTACCGTGCGATCGGTCGTGCGCTCGGTGTCAGCGAGGCGCAGGCGCACCGCGACGTCATGGGGCGCCTCTCGCAGCTGGCGAAGCTGGAGGAAGGCGCGGCCGACGATGTGCGGAAGCTGGAGCTGGAGCGCATCGACGGCATCATCCTCGGGCACTACGGGCGTGCGCAGAACGGCGATGACAAGGCGGCGCGCGTGGTGCTGCAGGCGATGGAGCGGCGCGCGAAGCTGCTCGGGCTCGATGCGCCCGTCAAGCAGGAGCTGACGGGCAAGGACGGCGCGGCGCTGATTGCGCTGGACGCGCTGCGCACGCTCTTGTTGCCCGAGGGCGCATCGTGAGGGCCGTGACCGATCTGCCGCTCCGCGCCGCGGCGCTGGACGCCCTCCGCGACCCCGCGCGCTTTGCCAAGGTCTTCCTTGGAGCCGACCTCTGGGCGAAGCAGGAGGAGATACTGCGCGCGGTTGCGACGAAGCCGCGCACGGCCGTGAAGGCGTGCCATTCCAGCGGCAAGACGCGGGTGGCGGCCATCGCGGCGCTCTGGTGGATCACGCGGTTCCCCGACGGCATCGTGCTGACGACGGCGCCCACGTGGACGCAAGTCGAGCGGCTCCTGTGGGGCGATATCCGGAAGGTGCTGGCGCAGGCGCGCATCTCCTACCCGAAGCCGAACCAGACGAGCCTCGACCTGACGCGGGAGAAGGGCAGCCCGAACTACGCGATGGGCCTGTCGACCAACGAGGGCGTCCGCTTCCAGGGGTTCCACGGGAAGATGCTGGTCATCATCGACGAGGCGCCGGGCGTCGATGCGGACATCTGGGAGGCCATCGACGGCGCGCGCGCCGGCGGCGACGTGCGCGTGCTGGCGCTCGGCAACCCGACGGAGCCGGGTGGCCCCTTCCACCGCGCCTTCACCGATGCACGCGACTCGTGGGAGACGATCACTATCTCGGCCTTCGACACGCCGAACCTGGCCGGGCTGACGCTCGATGACGTGCTCACGATGGAGCCCGACGCGCTCGATGTGGCCCCGCGTCCGTACCTGACGCTGCGCCGCTGGGTGCGGGAGACGTACCGCGAGTATGGGCCCGAGTCCGCCTACGTGCAGGCCCGCGTGTTCGCGGAGTTCCCGACGCAGAGCGAGGACGCGCTGATCAGCCTCGGATGGATCGAGGCGGCGACGCGACGCACCGTCACGGCGACAGACGACTGCACAGCCGGCATCGACGTCGCAGGCCCGGGCGAGGACGAGACGGTGCTCATCGTGCGTGCGGGGGGCGCCATCGTGCACGAGCAGGCGTGGCCTGAGGCCGACCCGCGCGGGCCGCTGCTCGCCGCGCTTGCACCGTACCGTGGACGACTCCGCACCGTGAACGTCGACACGGCCGGCATCGGCTACTATCTGGCGCGGCATCTCGAGGACCAGGGCCTTCCCGTGCGCGACGTGAACGTGGGTGAGAGTCCGACCGACCTTGAGCGGTGGAAGAACAAGAAGGCGCAGCACTACGACGGGCTGCGCTGCCGGTTCCGCGATGGCGACATCGGTGGCCCTATGAGTGCCAAGCTGGTGAGTCAGCTGGCGTCGATCCGCTACAAGCACACAGGTCGGAACCAGTTGGAGATCGAGTCCAAGGACAAGGCGCGCGAGCGCGGGGTACGGTCGCCCGACCGCGCCGAGGCCCTCATGCTGGCGTTCGCGGAAGACGGCGTCGGAGCCGCGCTGCTTGGATGGCTCGATCTGAAGGCCGAGCAGGCACGGCAGGCGCAGGAGGGGAAAGCGGCATGAGCGAATCCCACGCGACGAACGTCGGGCAGATGCTGCGCGAGAAGCGCGCGGCGCGTCCCGAGCAGGCGCTGCTGCCGCCCGGTGCCGTCACGGTGGTGCACACGCTCATCGGCCCGAAGGCGATGAAGGTCGAGCGGGCGACGAGCCGGCGGGTGACGTTCCTGCTCATGGAGGAGGCCGAGGCCACTGAGTTCCGCCGGGGCTTGGAGACGCAGGTGGCCGAGCAGAAGGCGCAGCTGCGCGCCGCGCGGCTCTGGTGGCGGCGCATGTGGTGGCGCGCATGATCGGAAGGCAGCATCAAGGAGGAGTTGTGACCGATACCCCGACCGAGGCCCACTTCCTCTGCTTTCGCTTCAAGGAACGGGGCAGCGCGTTCTTCGACAACACCGACAGTGGCCGGATGCTCGACACGCAGATGGCCGCTGCCGCCGCCCGCATGCGTGAGGCTGTCCCCTGCGAGGTGTACCCGGAGGCTGAGCACCCGAACCTGACGCCGGTGAGTCCCGGGCAGCCGTGGGTGCTGGTCATCTTCGCGGGCCCCGAGGCCGCGTCGTGCCGCGTGCTCTGCGAGCCGTCCGTTGACCAGGACCAGCTGGCGGCCGTGGCGCTCGGGCTCCAGGTGCAGGCGATGCTGACGATTCAGCAGTCGATCCTCGTGCGGATGCGGGCGCAGCAGGAGCTGATCGCGCGGCCGGAACTGCGGATCGCGCCGCGATAGCGATGCCGGACTTCACCGACCTCACCACCCTGCTCGCGGCGACGCTCATGGTGCCGCGCGCCATCACGGACGGTGGCGCCGTGGTCGGCCACGACCCGATGCCGGTGGTCGACCGCCGCTGCGAGCGGACGGAAGCCGAGGGCTGCCCTGTTCCGCATACGGAGCGGTGGTGGACGCTGATCCTCCAGTGCGCGCTCTGCACCGAGCTGCACGTGAGCGTGGTGCGGTTCGCGCACCCGCCCGACGGCGAGCGGTGGGCCTGCCCGCACTGCGGCACGACGTCGGGCTTCCAGAACAAGGGCACGGCGCGGCGGCTGCTTGAGAAGTTCACGCAGGGTGTGGAGGGCGCGTAGATGGCGCGCACGATCGTCACCACCGTCACGTGCGATCGCTGCGGCGACGTCGTCCCTGAGTACGCCGCGCGGGAGTGGACGGCCGTCTCCACGCGGTTCGATCCCGAGACCGGGCTGTGGTCGTCTCCTGGCATCGGCGCCTTCGCCAGGGGGAGCTACGCGCCGACAGAGGTTCGTCTGGAGCTGTCGACGGCGCCCGACCTCTGCAACAGCTGCCTTCGGATGGCCTTTGATCGGATGGCGTCGGTTGTGCCCACAATGCGGAAGGCCCCGGGCGTCAGTCTGTGACCGAGCAGCCCTCGCCCCGCACCCGCGCGCGCTTCCTCGCCCCGTTCGTCACCCTCACCTGCGCGTACTGCGGCAGCCTCTTCCACCGCCGGCGTTCCAAGCGGCGGCGCCTGTCGACGAGCCCCACGTGCAGCCGACGCTGTTACCGGCAGGCGCATGCGACGCAGCGCGTGGCCGGCCTCGGCACGGTGATGATTCGCCAGGGCCGCGCGTTCGTCCACGTCGGCACGGACGCCCCGGGAGCGGACGCGAAGGGTTACATTCCCCGTGCGCGCCTCGTGGCGGCGCGCGAGCTGGGGCGCCCCCTCGCGGCGAACGAGCGCGTCGTGCACCTCGATGGCGACAAGCTGAACGACGCCCCGGAGAACTTGGCGGTGCAGGTGATCGTGCTCGGCCTCCCGCCCGACGCCTAGCGCACCCGGCGTCAGCTTCTCACGCCGGCCTGGGCGCGCTTCACGTCACTCTGGACGCCCTCCTCTTTTCCGCAGCGGGGGCGGCCGGAGGCGTGAGCGCGAGTGGACTGCCGACCGTGTGACCGGACCCTCCGGCCGTCCCCAGCGGGGGCACGGTGAGCACGCCCACGGGCGGCCGCGAGACCGCCATCCCCGCCGAGGTGATTGCGCAGGGCGCGGGCCCGATGGCGCGGCTCCGCGCGTCGATCGCGCGCTTCACCGGATGGTTCGGGCCCGGCGAGCCGCCCCCGGTCCTGGCGCCGCCGGACACGCCGCCCAGGTCCACCGACTACCTCTTCGGCTTCAACCTGCCGGTGACGCCGCGTGCCGGCGAGCCGCTCGGCTTTGCCCAGCTGCGGGCGCTGTCGGACGCGACGGCGCCGCGCGCGCTCATCGAGACCGTGAAGGACCAGATGGCCCGGCACACGTGGACGATCCGGCCCGTCGACCCGAAGCAGAAGGCCCCGAAGGACGACCCGCGCATCAAGATGCTGACGGCGTTCTTCGAGTCGCCCGACCGCGAGCACGACTTCACGACGTGGCAGCGCGAGCTGTTCGAGGACATGCTCGCGATCGACGCGGCGACGGTCTACCTGCGGCGCACGCGCGGCGGCAAGCTCTACGCGGCCGAGGTCATCGACGGCGCGACCATCCGCCCGCTGATCGACCAGCGCGGGCGCTACCCCGAGGACGGCCCGGCCTTCCGGCAGGTCGTGCACGGGCTGCCGGCGATCGAGTTCACCCAAGAGGAGCTGATCTACGCGCCGCGGAACCCGCGCCCGCACAAGGCGTACGGGTTCGGCCCCGTCGAGCAGGCGCTGCTGACGGTGAACGTCGCCATCCGTCGCGAGCTGTCGCAGACGGAGTATTTCACCGACGGCACGATCCCTGACGCGCTCTACCAGCTGCCCGACGGCACGAGCCCGTCGCAGGCCGAGGAGATCGCGAAGCGGTGGTCGAGCTTCTACGACGGTGGCAACACGGCGGAGCGTCGGCGCCTCAAGTTCGTGCCGCCCGGCACGTTCATCGCGACGAAGCAGCCGCCGCTGAAGGACGAGTTCGACGAATACTACTGGCGCGTCCTCTGCTTCTTCTTCTCCGTGCCGCCGACCGCGTTCATCAAGCAGACGAACCGCGCCTGTCACTCCGACGACACCGAGGTGCTGACCGATCGCGGGTGGCTGCGTTTTCCTGATCTCGCACCCACGGATCGGGTCGCGACGTTCAACCCGGCGTCTCGGTGCATCGAGTACCACGTCCCGCTGCGGCACTACGTCTATCCGTACCGCGGCGAGATGATCCGCTACCTCACCAAGAACGTGGACGTGCTCGTGACGCCAGAGCACGAGATGTGGGGACGGCGCGGCGGCCCGAACAGTGCGTATGAAAAGTTCGCCGCAGCGCGACCACCAACCAGCGAGTTTCGGTTCGTAGCCGCGAGCGCCTTCGATGGCGAAGAACGGGCGACGGTTGAACTACCGCTCGTCGAGCGTCACCCCGACGACCGACGCGACCGGCCAACTCTGCCGCCGCTGCCGATGGACTCCTGGCTGGAGTTCCTCGGCTACTACATCTCGGAGGGTGGCCTCTCGCATCAGGACGGCCACTACCTCCTGACGCTCGCACAAAAGGACGGGCTGCGTGCGGAGACGATTCAGCGGTGCCTTGAGCAGCTTCCCTTCGGCTTCAGCCGCTACCCCGAGCAGCCGGACGGCATGGTGCGCTGGAATGTCTACGGCAAGCAGCTGCACACGTACCTGCGCGAGCATGTCGGCGGCTACTGCCACGACAAGCGTATCCCACGCGACTACCTGACGCTCTCGCGTCGCCAGCTGCGCATCCTGCTTGAGGCGTTGATGCTCGGCGATGGCTTCTGGGATGCGCGCGAAGGCACTCGCTCAGGGTACTATGCGACATCGTCGCGGCAGCTCGCCGATGACGTGCAGGAACTTGCCTTCAAGGTTGGTTACTGCGCGTCGCTCGGCCCGGTCCATCACGACGTCCGGCCAAATCGCCGAGCGATGCATCGGGTGAACCTGTCGTGCCGCGAGGAACACTGCCTGCGCGCGGAAACCTGGGTGAGCCGGGACGGCGCCGAGTGCCTCCCAGGGTCCTTCTACTCCACGCCCTATGAGGGGAACGTCTACTGCGTCGAGGTCCCGAACCACATCTTCGTCACGCGGCGTAACGGCAAGATCGGCATCCACGGCAACACGGGCCAGATCATGCAGGACACCGCGCTGGAGGAGGGGCTCCTGCCTCGCCTCGCGTGGTTCGAGTCGTTCTGCCGCCGCATCATCGTGCTCGGCTTCGGCATCACGGACCTCTGCCTCCGCTTCGAGGACGCAAAGACCCCGGACGAGACGACGCAGGCGAAGCTCGACGAGACGTATCTCCGCCTCGGCGTCACGACCATCAACGAGGTGCGGGAGCGCAAGGGCATGGAGCCGCTCCCGAACGGCAACGAGCCGCTCATCTACACGAGCCAGGGCGCCGTCAAGCTGGTCGACGTCATCGAGGGCAAGGACTTGTCTCCGACGGCGAGCGGGGCCGAGGGCACCGTGGTCGATGCGGCCGTGCTGGAAGGGCAGGTCGTCAACGGGAACGGCAACGGGCACGCCCCGGCCGTCGGTGCCAACGGGAAGGGGCGGCTCGCGCTCCCGGCGCCGAAGAGCGACGCCGTCTCCCCGAAGGACGCCAAGGACGCTAAGAACGCCAAGGTCGCGAAGCGCGCGGCCCCGCCGAAGGGACGTGCGCAGGCGAAGCGGCACAGCCGGCCGGTCGTGCGGGCCGAGCGGACGCTCGCCACCGCCGTGGCGTCGACGCTGCATGAGGTGCGCGCCACGGTCCTGAAAGCCGCGCGCGCGCGGCTGGCGAAGCGCGCGGTGCGGAAGAAGGAAGGCGACGCCGACACCGTCGATGCCGTGCTCGCCGTCATCGCGGCGGACGAGTTCGCGGGGCTCGTCGATCCCACCGAGGAGCTGCTGAACGAGGTCGCCACGGTCGGGGCGGCCCACGCGCTGGCGACGCTCCAGGTGACGGCCGGGGACGCGGTGGCGGACCTCGTGATCCCGAACGATGCGGTGTTGGCCTTCGCGCGCGACCGGGCGGCCGAGCTCGTCGGCATGCGGCGGGAGGCGGACGGCACGCTGGTGCCGAATCCGAACGCCGAGTGGGCGATCGACGAGGGCACCCGCACGCTGCTGCGCGGCACGCTGACGGACGCGTTCGCGGAGGAGTGGACGAAGGCCGAGCTGACGTCGGCGCTGGAGGAGTCGTACGCCTTCAGCGAGGCGCGGGCGCAGCTGATCGCGCGCACGGAAGTGAGCCGCGCGCTCGTGCAGGGGAACCTCGCGACCTACAAGGCGAGCGGTCTCGACCTCGTGAAGACGTGGGTGCTCGGCAGCGAGCACGACGTCGACGACGAGTGCGACGAGAACGCGGCGAGTGATCCGGTCGCGCTCGACGACGCGTTCCCGACGGGCGACGACGCGCCGCCCGCGCACCCGAACTGTACCTGTGACGTGCTCGTGACGCCGGCTGCGGCTGGCGAGGAGGAGTAGGCGATGGCGGGTTTCAGCGACTACTTGGAGAAGGGCATCATCCGCTGGCTGTTCAAGTCGAATCTCGACGCGCAGGCGACGCCGGCGGTGGCGCTCGCGTCCAGCGGCCCCACCGACCTCTACCTCTCGCTGCACGGTGGCGACCCCTCGGACACCGGCGCCAGCGAACTCTCCGGCAACGGCTACGCGCGCGTCCACGTGGCGAAGGACGCGAACGACAAGTCGGGGAGCGCGGTCACCTGGACGCAGTCCGCGGCCAGCGGCACCGCCTGGGGCGTCACGAACGTCAACGCCGTGGTCTTCGTGGCCGGGAGCGGCCCCTGGAACGGGGGCTCGGTCATCAAGTGGTTCGGCCTGTGGGACGCGGTCACGACGGGCAACTTCCTGATGGGCGGCACCATCAACGGCTCGACCGGCGTCCCGGACGTCCTCGCGGGCGTCGGCATCACGTTCGCCGCCGGCCAGCTCGCGTTCACCGCGGACTGATCCCCCGATGAGCCTCGCGGGCCCCACGATCGACTTCGGCTACCGGTTCAACCCCGGGGCGAGCGGAACCGAAGCGTGGTTCCGTCGCCTCTGGGACGAACTGGTGACCGGTACGGCCAACGTGTCGCGCGAGATCGTCGCGGTGTCGCCCCCACCGTTCGTGTGGGTGCCGCTGACGGCGGCGGCCGGCGTCACGGGGCTCGTCGACTACCCCGCCGGCGACGGCACGGTCGATAGCGCGGCCGACGCCACGCACATCACGTTCCCGACTGGCGTCAGCGTCGATCCCGTCGGGCTGCTCGTCGCCATCACGAACAACACGCCGTTGGGCGCGCTCGGCCAGGTCCGCAAGATCAAGTCCACGAGTCTCGCGGCCTCCAAGTATACCGGCGTCGTGGACGCCTGGACCGTGACGCCCACCAGCTCGTCCACGTTCACGCTGCTGGTCGACTGCCGAGATGCGGCGGCGTTCCTGCTGAAGAGCGAGTACCAGAACAACAAGGCGTCCACCGATCCCGTCGCGGTGGTCGAGCCGGGCTTCTACACGTGGCCGCTCGATGCGAACAACAACGCGATCGCGTGCGACCGCGTGGCGGGCGCACCGCAGCAGATCACGAACCACAACTACACGACCGCCGCGCGGCAGAGCGGGTACTACCACGGCGACTGGCTGGCCTGGGCCCTTCCTGCCGGCATCGCCGGCGCGAAGATCCTGATGACGACCGCGCCCGCGACCGGGAACATCGCCTTCTACGGGGGTGCCGCGTGACGGGCGCGACTCAGTGCGGACCGATCGTCGACCGGAAGGTCGGGATCGGCCACGGGTCGGACACCGCGGCGGCCAGGACCGCGGCGACCAGCACGCCAGCAAGCAGCAGGGCGAGGCGCATGGGCGGGTGGCTACCACAGCTCCCGCGCTGGGCGCCAGTGCTCGGCATGCTGCTGTGCGTCGGGGGGGCGTCGGCCGCTTGGGCGCAACCCCAGATCGCGTTCCGCCTCGTGCAGCACAGCGCCTGTACCTGCACCGTCGGCACGCAGGTGGCCGACTGCGGCACCGGCGGCGTCTGCACGAACGGCCTCTGCACGGCCGGCGACGTCAGTAAGGTCAAGTGCGTCAACTCCGGCTCCTGCAACGCGGGCAACAGCCGGACGTGCAACCCGACGCAGATCATCAACGTGCCCTTGGGCGGCCTCGTCGACCTGGACGGGACGGTGTACTCGACCTACCCGAACGCCGGCGCGGTGACGATCGGCCCGGGCCCGCTGATGGGCCTCTTCGGGCCGTGCCTGGCAGGCAACACCGCCACGCAGACGCAGATGTGCGGGAGCGGCTTCGGCTTCAACGGTGCCAATGCCGACGCCTCCTCGGCCACGACGTTCCTCATGCACCACGGCGCGGGCCTCGCGCCCACCGCGACGGGGGACTTCGGCCGCAACGATACGAACAGCCGCCTGGTCATCGGCAACGGCAGCACCACGGATTCGTTCGCGCCGGTCGGCACCGACCTGTCCTACCTGCTGCTCGCCGGCATGTCCGGCACGGCGAACAACCCGATCCTCTCGACGTCGACCGACGGGACGATCACGGGCTCCTCGCACTCGGGGAACGGGCTCTACTTGAAGAGCACGACGAGCGGGACGAAGGGCTCGCTCTTCCTCGACGATACGATCTCCTTGTGGCCGGACATCCCGGCGAACGTCGCATCGCAGACGGCGCTGCTGGCGTTCAGCGCGACGCAGAGCACGAACGTCAACTACAGCGCGGTCGGCAACGTCCCGTCGGCGTTCTTTCATCACCCGACGCTGACGTTTACGGGCACGCTCACGGGCTACAACCTGCTCTTCGATCAGGGCACCTACAACTTCAACACGGGCGCGGTGATCGCGGGCTTCAACGGCCTCTACTTCTCGTCCGATGTGAAGCTCAACGACTCGGGCGTGGTGGTGGGGAGCCTCGCTGCCATCAACGCGGTGCCCACCTTTGAGAGCGGGAACTTCACGCTCTCGACGAGCAACGTCTCGGGGCTCGGGTTTGCCCCCGCGATCAAGGCGACCGGCTCCAGCGCGGCGTTCACGGTGCCGACCGTGGCCGCCGTGAACAATACGGGCGCGATCCTCGACGCGGTCACGTCGGGCGGCACCGTGACGGTCACCAATCTGAACGGCCTCAAGTGGGCGGATATCTCGACGCTCGGCTCGGGCACCAACACGGTGACGAATCAGGTCGTCGTGGACATCCCGAGCGATGTCACGCACGGCGCGACGCTGATTGCGGCGATGCGCTCGGCGATCACCAGCGGGAGCGGCAAGTATTTCCTCGACGACACGGGCGGCGCGCAGTCGGCCTTCGCCGGGAAGTTCACGAAATACAACAATTTCACGCTCGCCGGCGATGGCATCCCGGGCATCGTTGCCAGCGTCGACAGCCTGACGAACGGCGCGAACATCGCGCAGACGACCGCCTACGCGGTGCCCGCATCTGGCGCGGGGGTCTACCGGGTGTGCGGCTACGTCATCGTCAGCCGCGCCGCGACGACGTCCTCCACGATGCCGAAGCTGCAGATCAACTGGACGGACAACGACGGCGGCACGATCGGTGCCACCGACCTGACGGCCACGTCGACGGGCAATGCCACTACCACCTTCTCCCAGGCGTGCATGATCGTGAACGCGAAGGCGTCGACGAACATTCAGTACCAGACGACGGGCTTTCTCAGCAGCGGCGGCACGTCGATGCAGTACGCGGCGCACGTCCGCGTCGAGATGCTGTGATCCGTGCCGCGCCCATCGTCGCGCTGCTGCTCGCCTGCTGCGCCGCGCCGGCGGTAGCGGCGCCGCTCCGCATCTCCGGCTTCGATGCCGTCGATGACGGCATCCTCGACGGCAGCAACACCGCGACCGCGCTCCAGCTGCTGGAGTTTCCGCGCACGGGGTCGACCGCGCAGTGGTGCGAGCCCGTGCGCCAGAACAGCCCGACCGGTGCGCACGCCAGCACCGCGAACAACGGTGGCGACCCGACCTGGACGTCCGGCGGTGGCGGCTCGCAGTGGGCGCTCCAGGTGAACGTCACGAGCGGGCAGGGCCCCTGCTACTGGCAGGACACGGGCTACGCGCAGTCGCAGCTTGCCGCGCACCTCCGCATGCACCAGGACACGGCTCCGACCGGCGCCGCGCGGGCACTCCTCGAGATGCTGATGACGAGCAACGTCGGGTGTGTGCTGCAGGAGAACACGGACCAGACGTTCTCGATCGTGCTGAACGGGACGACCGTTGGCAACTCGGTGACGAAGGCGCTGAAGCACGTCTGCCAGTACGACCTGCAGGTCGGCTGCACGAACCCGGGGGGCACCGACGCGGCGTGTCCCGGCGTCAACGGTGGTCCGGGCCCCGGCAACTGCCTCACGTGTGCCACGAACTCGACCGACGGCACGGGCTGCTTCTGGCCCGACTTCGAGCTCGTCCAGACGAACCAGGGGAGCACGATCGACTGCGATCTCTGGGTCGACGGCCGCGAGTACATCAACGGCACCTTCCAGACCTACGCGCCCGGCGTCTCCAACATCACGGAGGTGCGCTGGGGCGCGCTCGGCACCGAGGCGGGCGCGAACAAGATCTGGCTGGACGACTACCGGACCGACAACTCGCTCCGCGCGTACCCGGGGTACATCCCGCGGCGAGTGCCGACGGCGTCGACGAACCCGCTCCAGTGGAAGGTGGGGGCCAACTGTTCCAACACGCAGGGATGCCTCGACGACTACGGGCACGGCAGCGGGACGACGCAGGCGATCTTCATCTCGACCGGCACCGGCAACAACGGTGATACGCTGCTCGGCACGAAGGACGGCACGGCGTCGCTCCTCTGGCAGTTTGGCGACGCCTCGGGCTCTTCGGTGCCGCTCGTGTCGGCGCCGAACCGCGTGACGGCCGTCGAGTACGTGATCACCGGCAAGACCAGCACCTCGTCCGGCACGCGGAACCTCACCGAGAACCTGGAGGTGTGCCCGACGTCCAGCACCTGCACGCCGGGGCCCGCGCACGGACCCACGGCGATCACGACCCAGAACAGCCCGGAGCTGTTCGATTGGGGGCTGTCCCTCACGTCGCCCGTCCCGAACGCGGCGGTGTGGACGGACGCCGCCATCAACCAGCTCGGTCTGCAAATCACAGGCGCCACGCTGGGCGGTCTCACGACGCGCCTCGGCGCGGCACTCTACTACGTGAGCGTGAAGACCCCCGATGCGCCGCTGCCGATCTACCTCCGCGACCACGATGCAGGGAGTTCGTGCACGTGCGCGCACGACAGCGACTGTGCCGACGTCTCCGGGACCATTGGCAAGTGCAAGAACGGAAAGTGCGGCTTCGGCGCTGGCGACAAGGTGAACTGCCGCGGCAACAGCGACTGCACCGCGTGCGCGACGGGCGGCGGCTGTGGGAGCAACACCTGCACGCCTGGCGACGGGCTTCGCACGGTCATGTTCCGCGGCGACTCGACGAACGGCGGCACGCTCTCGTCACTCTGCGCGGACGGCGTCACGCAGTGCACCCAACCCGACTACTGCTCGCAGGACACGACCGGCTTCAAGGACATCCCGACCGGCGGCTGCCAGGCGAACAACCTGAACTGCGAGACGTGTACGGGGCGCACCACCGAGGCCGGCGCGCTCGCGGGCTATCAGTGTTGCGACGCGAACAACGGCTGCACCGACGCCTACTGCCCGAACAACTGCGCCACGAACGCCGACTGCGGTACGGGAGGGGCGTGCTCGGCGGGCGTGTGCACGGCGGGCAACGCGACCAACATGGTGTTTTCGACCGCGTGCGACACCAGCGCCGGATTCTGCAAGGCGACCTACTCCGGACACCACGCGAACGCGAACGTGCCGTGCAGCAGCGACGCCGACTGCGGCGGCCTCGGCGGCACGTGCCAGAGCACCGCGACGTGCATCAACAGTTGCCCCAACAGCGGCAGCTGCCCGACGCGAGGCTCCTGGGGCCTCGACACGGCGGGGCTGATCGGCGGCGACGTGATGGTGAACGTCGGCCTCCCCGGCGTTCCGTTGTTCGCTGAGGCGACGTCGTACCTCCAGCCGGGCGGCGCGCTCCAGCAGAACAGCAGCAACGCCTTCGCCGCGGGCGCGTTCGCGTCGACGGTCGTCTTCGTTGGCCACGGCCAGTGCTCATGCACCACTGACGCGGACTGCGGGGGCACCACCAACAGCTGCCAGGGCTCCAGCGGAAACAAGCGGTGCGTGCTCGGGACCGCGAACCAGGCGCAGTGTGTCGGGACCCTCGGGGAGTGTGCGAACGGCCAGGTCTGCCTGCTGCCGCGGCCCGACTATGTCTACGAGATGCTCGGCTACAACGACGGCAACTCCTACCAGAGCCCCGACTGCAAGGGGACCGGCGCGCTGTCGGCGTTCAACATCTGCACGCAGCTCTACGCGGGCGCCATCTCGAACCTCGCGTGCACCACGGACGCCAGTTGCAACACGGCCCTCGGTGTCAGCGACGCGGAGTGCCTCGGCGCCGTGACCGGCGGGACGTTCGTGCAAAGTATCTGCAACGCGACCACCGCCGGCTCGAACTGCAACGCGTACGCGCCCGCGTGCAACACGGACGCGGAGTGCACGGCGGCCGGCTTCTCGACGTGTGTCAACGGGACGAGCGGCCTCGCGTATCACACGGGATTCTGCACGTGCGGGGGCAATGCCAACCCCGGCCCGTGCCCGTCCGGCTACGCCTGCCGCGACAGCTACTGCCGCTTGCTCTGCACCACCGACGCGCAGTGCGGGGGGAGCCCGTTCACCTGCCAGTCGAGCAACGGGAACGTGTGCAAGGGCCGATGCCTCACGCCGAGCGATGTCGTCACGTGCGCGACGGACCGCGACTGCGAGGGCACGTACTTCAACCTCTTCGCAAACAACATGGCGACGACCCATGGGGTCTGCCGGAGCGGGCACTGTCAGTGCATGGGCGTTTCCGGGTGCGTGATCGAGGACGGCCTCTGCCGCGATCAGTTCCGACAGATGAACCGCGTGCCGGTCGCGGAGCACCTCCTCGCATCCTGGCGCACCATCTTCTCGCTCGCGGCGGGCGAGACGCCGGCAGGCGGCACGCCGCCCATGATCATCCCGATGACGGTCCCCGACCGCGCCTACGTGTGCAACGACACCTTCGGTCGCGGACAGGACACGAGCACTGCCTCGGAGATGGAGAAGGTCGTGTTTCCGAACGTCGTCGACGCGCGCGTGGCGGCCGGCCAGGGGAACCCGCTGACGCTGCATGTGCCCGATGGTCTCCACTTTGCGGAGGGCATGGCGCAGCTCGTCGGGACCGCGGTCGCGAACCACGCGAACGGCCTCAACACGTGCGTCAGCGCGCGCGGGTACGCGGGCGCGCCGGTTTTGGTGTGCAAGGACAATGCGGGCACGTTCACGAACACGACGTGCACCGCTGCGAATGCCGCGACGGTATGCAGCTCCACGCAGACGTGTCAGCCGAAGCCGTGCACCTGCTCGGTGAACACCGACTGTACTGGCAACCACACGGGCACGACGTGCGTCAACGGCGTGTGCACGGGAGCCAACTCCTGCACGAGTAACCAGACGATCTGCAACAACGAGGAGTACTACGCGAACCCGCTGAGCTACTTCGATCGGTAGACGATGGCCTTCCTCCTGCATCCTTGGGGCGACGCCTACCGCCCCACGAACGGCGCCGCCGCCGCCACGGGCAGCGCGACGGGGACGGCGACGCTGTCGGTGCCGGGCGCGAGCGCCGCCACGGGCGCCGCGACCGCGACGGCCCCCGCCCTCGCCCCGTCGCCTAGCGTCACGGGCGCCGGCAGCGCGAGTGCCAGCGCGCCGGTGCTGCTCACGTCCGCCGCCGGGGCCGGGAGCGCCACCGCGACCGGCACGCCCGTCCTCAGCGTCACGGCCAGCAGCGCGGCCTCGGGTGCGGCGACGGGGAGCCCGGACATCCAGAGCGCGGGCGCCGCGGCCGGCAGCGGCGCGGGCGTGCTCGGGGGTGCCGCCCTCACCACGCCGGGAACGGCGGCGGGACTCGGCGGCGGTGCGGAGACTGGGGCGCTCCTCGCTCCCGGGGCGTCGTCGGCGCAGGGAAGCGGCGCGGGCAGCGCCTTCACGGGCGTGAACGGGGCTGCCGCCGGCACGGGCGCAGCGGCCGTGGCATCCGCAGCGGTCGGCGCCCCCGGCACGAGCGCGGGCACCGGTGCGGCGTTCGCGG